CACAGTTGATGAACCTAGCGCAAAAGATGATCTTCCAGAAATCAAAGAAAACGCCGATTTCCCTTTCGAAAATGATGACCCAAAAATAAGATACATGGACGTGTCTTGTGATGAGTGTATATCGCACAAAGAAGCCAAGAAAAGATGGTACAATGGAACCTCCACGATCATCACAGTTAATGATTATTTGCAGGATTCAGCCAATAACAATAAGCAAATAAAAGCGTCTGTGGCCATCGACATTTTCGATAGAAAACAAGTACTTAGATTGTTAGAAACAGTACAACCACCAGAAACATTGAAAAAGAAATTCATACGTTTGTTTGAAAAAGCAGTTCAAGCATATGACAACCTAAACGTTGCCAGCGCCCGACTGATAGTGTTGCAAAAAATGCCAGGAGATAATAAAGAAACAATCCATCGTATTAAACAAGAGATGGAATTATTTTCTAAGCATATAGAGCAATATTATTCAGTTGTGGATGATCTGGAAGTATACAGAGTTGAATGCACTATGAAGACAAACGCAGAGTATTTGGTCAACAAAAATGATGGTGTATACGATTTGCCTCCAAACACCAAGATTTCCCTGAAACCGAAATTACCAAAAAACAATGTTTCTCAATACAAACCCACAAACACAACAAACTCACCGATGCCATTGAGATCAAAAATTACAGTGGTCAAACAAAACTCAGTGAAGCTGCCAAGATATGATAGCAAAGACTTGAAGAGACACGAAAATAGACTGCACGTGGAAGATGATTCTGAATCTGATAGCACGGATGACGGCGATGATTCATTTGAAGAAGATCCAGTTGAAGCTGTTGAATGGGTACCCGGGGAAATCACCCAATTCAGATATGAGATCGCCGAAGGATGGTGGATATTCAAAGCACGCGTTGAAAAGTGGGGCGTGTTACCTTTCGAACTCATGTCAATTTTGCGCCAACACACAACCGGCATAAATGCTTTGAACAGAAACGGATATACAAACGCTGTGTACAACAATGAAGTGGTAAAAAGGTATCTTGATTATTATCAAAAACGTTCCAATGTGGAATACGAAATGTTTTGTTATAATTTAGACGCTTTTTACTACCACAGCGCTTCGTATAAAATGCAAAATGGCACGTCATTGTCTCTGGCTGGATCGTGGAGAGCTGAGCAACAGCGCACAATGTCACGCAACTTGAATAACTACACACCATTGTCTGGAATCAAACTGAGTTATGTGCTTAAAGCAATGTTGGCATCAGGTGTATTGATATACATGTTATATAAGAGATGGATGCGTAGCAAAGGCAAAGTAGGGCCGCATCAAGTGATACCATGTCTTCCAACTTTTTCTATGTACCTAGAAGAAACCATCAAAACGATACCAGGAGGTTATTGGCTCATTGCAATCATCGAGAGATTTATTTACGGTGATTGGCATACCTTAGCATTCCATAGAGAGTCTTCAAAATTTACATTCTCAGAAAGAATTAAATTACACAGATGGGTTAATGGAGTCTCACGTGCAAGTAACACATGGAAGAATGCATTCAACAAGCTGACACAACCAGTTGTTCTGGTTAATACAATGGTGTCTGCTACTAAAAGGCATTTTTCTAGGGTAGTAAACGCAGTTAAGAGACGTCTCACTAGTGAACCTAGAACTATTTCATTGACTCTACCTTTCGGGTTGGGCCAAGAAGATACTAAGTGGACCTTAGTCAAGAACTGGATATATAAGAAAATCGCAGATCTCATTCCAACATTCACCACAACACAAAAACTAGCCATCACGTCATGGATCCTTTTAGCTGTCACAGCGAACAAATACGTAGAACACATTTTCTGTGCTGCGTTTGGTTTGTCATGTGACTACACATTGGAAGGAATAGCAGTCAGTATTTTTGGTGGTTTTGCATTGGCCTTTTGTGCATATTTTGTCAATGGGATAGTCTCGTACTGGACAAAAAATACAACCCAATGGACTGGACAAGATGGGACAAAATACTACGTGCCAGGGAAAAATTGGGATGGAGTTGAACCACCTGGATATAAACGTGCACATCAGCTCATTCCAGGCTCAGGAAAATTGGGAATCATCGCTGAAGAAATAGTAAAATGTATCCCCGGGGGGTGGTGCGTAATAGCTTTTCTGGAAAGATTGACACACGGAGATTGGAAAACATACAAATGGCACAAGAGATCAGCACAATGGAATTTGTCTACCAGAATTACTGAACACATGAAGAAAAACGGGATGACCAGACACGGAGATGGGATATTGTATTTGGCATATAAAATGCATGTATCAAAAGCAGTGCAACATAAGTTTCCACAAGTTGTGGAACCAATGCTATCCACCAAAATGCCAAAATTTAATTTACCAAAGATCCAAGATGCAAAACCAAAACCATACGCCACATATGACCATCCTGAAACAGCCACACCATCCCCTGAGACTCATTGGCATGCGTTGTTCTGGTGTGTCAATAAAATGGCCAGCCCTGCAAACACATTTGAAAACGCCGCAGCGTGCATTGACGAGAGAGTTAGAAAAATAGAGAACAGGAAGATAAACACTAACCTGCCCGTATACAAGTCATACACAGAACTCGCAATGTCCACAAAAGTAGACAAGATCAAGATACCAAATTGGGAACAAAGACTGAGGCCCATACAGCGTGAAAATCTGAAAGTAGCTCGCAAAATGAGAGAAGAAAACAAAGTTGTCAATACCATCAAAACCCAACTTAAATGTGATGAGCACATATGGTTTGATGAAAAAGGGGTTGCTAGATTTCTTGTGAATGGATCAAAAACAGAATTCTTAGACCTTGGAAAAACAACAGCTGAAATCTCAACGTTTGTATCAGACTTCATGTGGGGACCGAATTGCACACAACCAATCATTAGATGGAAAAATGGTAAACAATACGTTTTTGTCGTCTATTTCACATGTGGTGCAACTAGCGACCAATTGTCCGCATTTGTTAATGCGATATCGGGAACTCAGCTTATTGGAATAAAAGCACTGGGTGATGATTCGCATTTGCAAGACGGAAAGGAACCAAAACAAAAGATTGTCGAAAATGATTTCCGTACATATGACCGTACCCAATCGAAAGCTCTTAGACAAGTGATAAATGATATGCTTGAAAAGAACGGTTTTGCTAAACTAGTTAGAGGCC